CCGGTGCTGGTTGTCGGGGTTACCGTCACGCCAGTCACCGCTACCGCAGTGATTTCGTTCACTTCGATAGTGCTCGCGTCACCGACTTTGAACTCAGTAGAGAACGTGACGATGTCGTTGGTGCCACCGTCAGAGCTCAGCGCCGTGATGTTCATGTAGCCGATGAATTCTACCGGGCCGTAGTCCATGCGCACCCACATACCCGGCTGGCGTTTGGCCTTCAGTTCGTCAGCGAAATACTTGATGAACTTGCCAACGCCGTACTGATCCAGTTTGTCCTTCTTGCGCACTTCGCCTTCAAAGCTCAGGGTGAAGTCACTGTTGGTGATGATGGTCTCGACATAGCCGCCGCCGTCATCCGCATCAGAGGTAACCGAGTTCGGGTTGAAGTCGAAGCCTTTCGACGTACCAGCAGCCAGCGCCTTCCACTCTGATTCGAGTGGTTTGACATCCGGGCAGCCATCGGCGACTTCCAGCACGACCGCACCGCCGAAAAGGCGCTCGTTCGAGTTCTGGCAATTAGCCATGTGAAACTCCTCTTTGACGTATAAAAGAAAACCCGCCGGAGCGGGTTATTTGGTTGGGAATGGCTAGTCGCCAAACGTGCAGGCAAATTGCAATCGGAAGACTATTCGCCCTTCTTCTGTGGGAACCGGCGCGGGAATTGCGCCCATGTTCTGGATGTAGCCGACGCATTCGTCAGCCATAGGATTATCCTGGACGTACTCGACGATGCGCCGCACGGCGTTGAGTGCTTCTTTACGCTTATCTTTTGCGCCTACGACATCGACAAGGACATAATAATCAGTCCCCAATCCATACCTTATCGCAGATCCTCCATTTGGCCTGAATACCATGATCGCCTTCGACAGGTCGCCAGGGTCGTCGTACATCAGCTGCTGCACCGTGAAGCCAGTCGTTAGCCCGGCGTCGCCGAACATATTGCGAACCCGCTCGTGCATCATGGGTGTCATAGCGAAAGCTCCTTGCGCATAACCGCATCAACGTTATCGCGCTCTTCATTCGCGCCTTTGGTAAGGAATTGAGGCTCACCGTGAGGGTCCCAGTAGTTACCCGTTCCTGTCCCGCCGCCGAACTGCTGCCCAGCACGTGTCGTACCAAAGTGCGCGCGCGGCTGGCCTTTCAGTTTGCCTGAAGCCTCATGCACGTACGCGGCATAGTTGGCTGAGTAGCCGATGCGCCCGGTAATGAACACGCCGCCTGCGTCGATTTCCCGGAACTGGCTGTTAATCAGCGTAGAGGTGTCGATCGGGGTGTAATAGGCCGCCCGGGCACCGATAAGAATCATCGCCGACTGCAGCGCGCGGATTACCTTTCGCCCCTTAACGTCGTTGATGACATCGTTCAGGTGCTTCTTCGCCTGGCTGATGCCCTTCACTTTGATGCCCATGGTTTTCTCCAGGCAATAAAAAAGGCCGCCTAAGCGACCTTTAAAATAAGCGCTGAGTGGCAGCACTTCATGTATATGGCAATGGCTAATTGCTCTACCTTTAACACCCTGCCAAGGATGACTACACGACCCTTTTCCACTCAGCAAGCCTATATTAATCGCCCCATGATTCAGATACCAGTCAGGATGGCGTAATCATCCGCCTGGCGCTCGAACGTGTCGGCATAGCGGATAACCTGCCGCACCTCGTCGGCACCGGCCACAACCGGGTCCGCTTCGGTCGATATGCCAATCAGCAGATAATCGCCTGCGGCCGCCAGCGCGAACTCCGTCCAGACGGTATTTTTCACGACGATTTCAGCGCCCAGGCTGGCTAACTTCTTGCTGAGCCCTCCCTCGTAATCACAGAGGATTTGCTCAGGTTCGGCATAGCCCAGCGGGTCGCCGTATTCGTCATTGCCTTCCTGCTTGCGCCAGATGGTTGCCGTGGCGGTATATGACCAGTTCGCTACCGATGACATCAGCCCTCCTTCCAGCGCAGCACCTTCGCGCCAGTCGCCCGGATGCGCGGGCAGTTGATATGCCACTCGCCGTCAGATTTAACGTAGCCGGTAGTTTCCCGCCCCGTGTCGGTCATCACCCAGACGCGGGTGAACGAGCGAGGCAGGCCGTGCTTAACTGATTTGTACGTCATCAGCAGCCCCCGACCACCATGAACAGGCCGACGCTGTTACCGGCGCTGATTGGCAGTTCACCGGTGCAGCCGCTGGTATCGAGACGGGCCAGCGAGTCGCGCAACCATGTGATGCTTTCGTCACCATATTCAAACGAGCGGGACGCGCCAGACGGCGCCCCCTGCGATTTGATGCGGCGCGCGCCGGACGACGTAGCCATCAGCGCGGCGGCATACATCAGGATCAGCTTAGCGGTGCAGTCGTCATACCCAGCGCCATCGAGGCACGGGATAATCTTGTTCACCACGCAGAGAATCGGCTCCAGCAGCGCGCCCGGGATGGAGTAACCCAATTCACCGAGGAACGCCTGCACGTCTGCCGCTGTGATTGGGTCAGCCATGGTTATTTCGCCTTTTTGGTTGCTTCTGCCAGTGCGGCTTCAGCTTCGTCGGCGCGTTTGTTCGCGGATTCCAGCTCAGTTGCATGAGCCTGCTTCAGCTGCTCAAGCGCATCGGCATGCTCTTTGTCTTTCGCATCAGCGTCAGACTGCGCCTGCTTCAGCTGCTCAAGAGCATCATTGAGTTTTGACTGCAAATCGGATGCACCGGATGCCACAGGCGCAGACGGAGTCGCCACTTCAAAGACGAGCTTCTCACCCTTCTTGTCAGTTGATTTTTCTGCCTTACCCTGCTCGATCCACTTTTCAGCGATCGAGTCATCGACGTCATAAACCTGTCCAGCCTCCAGCTTTTGAAGGCTGGCACCGGCAAAGAGGTTTGCTACCAATACCTTTACGAGTGCCATATTATTTCCTTAGCTCGAAGCGTGAATAACAGAGTAGTGACCGTTGATGTCCTGCTTGACCATCAGTCCAGCAGCCCCCCAGGTACGCCAAACGTAATCTGAGTTGTAAAACTGACGCGGATCAGCGACGGTACCGAACGCCTGGCCGACGATAGGAGCAATCACGCCAGCCTGTAGCGGCACGATTACGATTTCGTTGCCGGTCAACTCAGCATCTTCTTTGATTGCCGCGATGCCTGACAGTTTGGAGATCTCTTCCAGCACGGTGCGGAGAGAGTTCACATCGAAGTACTGTTCCCAGTTGGACATGATTTCGCTGGAGACGTACCACGTCTGCTGGCCGTACTGCATGTTTTGCAGCTTGAGGACGTCACGCAGGGCAATCGCCGCGGCACGCATGGCTTTCGGGTCGGTGCTGGTTGCGAAGTTAACGGTCAGTGTCACCTGCGCCACACGCTCATCGTGACGTAAACCCTTCCAGGTCTTGTCATCGAATTTGATGTAGTTACCGGCCGCATCACGGAAGCCTTCCCAGATGTAGTCCACATACTGGCGACGCACATCATCAACAGATCCAGCCTGAGCATCCGCCAGGGATGAGAGAGCAGATCCTTTGTTGAATACCGGGTCACGCCAGTTGAACTTAAAGCCGCTGTCGTGGATCGGCACCATGGTGCCATCGAAGGTGTAAGACTTCGCATCCAGCGCAGCACCAATCTGACCGGACATAGAAGTATGCGCCCAGCCACGGCCGCCGGTGCGAGCGTATTCGTACACAGACTCTTCCAGTCGAACAGAGCGAGATAGAGGCATAAGGTCGTTCAGCAACGTGAATTCGGTGTTCGGTTCGAATTGCTTCAGCACAGTCTGGTCATAGGCCTTGTACAGTCGGCGGATGTCGTCGACTGCGTTTACCGCATCCAGGACCGGGGCATTCGCAGCCTCGCCGCGAACGCGGGTACGAGCAATAAAGTCTGCCACGGCCTGAGCGCTGGAATTACGAGCGAATGTCAGTTCATTGAACTGAGCCATGTTGGCTTCGAGGTTCCCGGTTTCGGTCGCCTGCTTAGTGGAGAATACAAACATTCAGGTGCTCCTTATTTAATGACCACGCGCAGGAGGTCACCTGCCGTTGCAATGGTGTATGAGCGGTCTTCTTCTACGTAGCAGCGGACTGATTCATCAGTGCCGACAGCTTTAACGCGGCCGTTGGCCACAGAGAGTGGCTGCCCTTTTGTGTAAGTGCCTGCTGCAGCGGGAACGTTGAAGAAAACGCCTGGGGTTGGGTGGAAAGCAACAACCCAGTCGCCAGCCTTGATGACGTCGTCTACGGTTTTGCAACGCAGGTAGTCATAGTTGGCTACGTAGAGAATCGCAGCTTCATTGCCATCCACGGAGGCGGTGAATTTCTTCGTGGTGTTGTCGAAGAAACCAATCGTACCGGGAGGCGTATCAGCGGCTGCAGCACCTTCACGGTGAAGTTGTGGGTTCGCGAAGATACCCCCCGCGTGAATTACATGTTTTCCGTCTTTAGCCATTTTTTTACTCCGGCATTTCGCTGACTGATTGAGAGGAATTGACCTGGCGGAATGCACCATTCAGGCCGAAGGATGTCTGGCACTTGGCGTACATGGCGTCGAGCGCCTTGCCGTCCAGATCTGCGACTTCTTCATCGCTCATGTTCATCGCCAGCTTCACAGCCGCGCGCTTTTCGCCTTTCTCTTTGTCGGCGTTCGCGTTCAGGCTGTTGAAAACGACGTCCACACGATCGGCAAGTTTCTGCGCCCACGCTGGCATCTCTTCGTTATTGGTGGCCTGCTCTTTTTTCTTGGGCTTGCCGGTTTCCGGGTCGATTTCTTCATCGCCTTTTTTCTTGGCGGTGGCTTCTTCGGCCTTCATCTGGTTGTATGCGTCCATCAGCTCGGCGTCGGACTTGCCTTCAGTCGGCTTACCAGCGGCTTGCAGCGCATTGATAATCAGTTCTTTCATCGGATCGTTCTCTCCGTTGGTTTTAATCTCGTACTCAGTGGGTTTGCGCACGACTTCTACAGGTTCGCCGACGAACACGGCCTTGCCGTCGTCATCGATGAGGTACTTCTGCTTCAGGTATTTGGTGTCATTGCGGTAGATGAAGCTGTCCGGCCACACCGTTTCAGGCCAAAGCCACTTATCTTCGTCGTCACCCTCGCGCAGCTTGTCGCTGATGGCGCGGGAGATGTCGTCAAAAGAGAAATTGGAGGCATTGGTGAAGAAGAATTTGGTTTTGTTGAGCAGGCCGTCGCGAGTGCAGTCGATAGCATCAGCCAGGCGGGCAACTTCGATCTGCTGCTCATCACCTTCTGAGTTAACGAAGATGCCCACGCCCTCTTCCGGCGTTCCAGCGCCAGGCTCATCAAGCAGTACCGCCACATGGTCAAACATCATGTTGGTGGCGATTTCGTTGTACTTTTTGCCCTTCGACTCGCCATTGGCAGTGATGCCGGAATACAGCAGGCCGGTGGAAATGTGGATCGGGTCTGAGTTCGTGCCGGCCAGCATCTCATCTAGGCGGTTAATCAGTCGTTTTCCCTTGTCGCTGGATTCGGCGTACTGGCGATTAACGTACATATCGCCCGTCACCTTCCCGTCTTTGTGGCTGACGTTCTGTAGCCAGGCCCCGACGTGATACTCGTTCACCGCCCGGACATCGCGCGCCGACACATGCTTGCCATCCACTTTCGGGTGGCCCAGCGGCATCGGGTTTCGCTCGAGCGTGTTGTAGGCCTTTTCGATTTCTGCTGCCGGGTACAACTTCCGGTTCATCACGATATCGTCCACGACAGGCGTAATGCCGCGAACCACGATATGTGGCTTGCCGTCGATAGTTTCAGTAGTGATGTTTGAAGCGGAGTTGACGACGGTCAGCACGTTAACGCGGTTGCGTTTCATGCTGGTTCCTTACTCAGTGTTAATGGGATATAAAGGGCTTGGTCAGCTACGGCCGAGACAAAAAGGAAATATGGAATGCCTATATATAAAATCACATATCAGATAAGTGGCGATGATACATATCGAGATGTCAATGTTGAAAGCAGCCACCCTCTCACTGCTGTCGACGATAAGGTTATCGAGGCAACAAGGCGTGATTCCTTGAGCTACCATAGCGCTTCGACCTCTACGTCTGTTTTTGGAATTACAGTAGTCACAATCACTGAAGTTATTTAGCTTTGTCCCACAGCTGGCGTTCTTTCTTCAGTCTGTCCGCCAGCCCTTCATTGAAAATGCTGCCGTCGTCGTTGAGAAGCACCGGAATCTGGCTGCAATAGCAGTTGTACCGGTTGCCGTTTTCAGCGTAGAAGTCCCGCACCTCTTCGGTGGTGTAGACCTTGCCGTGACGGCTGGCGTGCCAGCTTCGAGTGGTTGGCTTGAGTGCTGACAGCCACATCAGGCCGGTATTCAGCCCCAGCCTGTCAGCAGCCCAGTCCGTTTCATTCCATTGTGCCTGCCGCAACGCGCCGACCTGCTCAGTCTGAGCGATGGTCTTCGCCTTCGACATCGACACATCGAGACGCTTGCTGATGACGCTGGCCGTCTCACGAGGGTTCACGCCGCGCGCGACCGCATCAGTGATGATGCCTGTCAGGTCGCCGCGGGCTGTATCGCTGATAACCTTCCAGTCGCTGAACGTTGTCAGCCTGGCCGCCGCCACCTGGTTAAGGTGACCGGGACTGCTTAAGAGCTGCTGTAGCGTCGTCTGGCTGGCGTACACCTGCGACTGCTGAGAGAGGTTGTTGAAGGCCTCCAGCGTGCCGCGCTGAGCTTCTGCGACGACGTAATCCATCGCCCACAGGTTCTGCTCGCCACCCTCCAGCAGGTAATCGTCGAGAATTGACTGCACCGCTTTCAGCAGCTCAGCCAGCTCCTGATCCGACATGTCGTAGATGAACTTACCAGCGTTGACCTGGTATAGCCGCACATCCTCGCCATGGTCGTGGCACAGGAAGTGCCAGTTATGGCTGTTCACCTCTCGCTCTCGCCCTGTCAGGTGCTGGTCGAACAGAGCTTTCAGCGCTCGCTTGATGCTGAGATATCGCTCCTCGATATCCCGGAACATCGCGGTAACCTGCTTTGCCGAACGGGTCGGGTCAACCTTGCTGCGCGGAACTACCGGTGTCCCGACTTTCATCTTTTGCTCCGGAGTCATCGGAAAGAGGATCATCGGTCGTTACCTTTTTATTTGGGTCAGGCGGCTTAATATCATCACGCGGCTCAAGTTCTCCCGCTTCCCTGACCTCGTTCTCATCAACAGCCGGTGTGCCGTAGGCTTGCTGGGTATCCTTCGCAACCGCAGCCATTTCCTTCATGTTGGCAATCTTCTCTTTCTCACTTGGAGCGAGCAGATCAGACCAGGTTAACGTGATTTCGCCAGATTTAGGTGGTTCGATAACTTCCACGGTCCATAGGCGTTCGATAACAGCGGTTACACGGCCAGTCTGGAATCCAGCACGACGTCCATTACAACGCTTAGCAAAGTCATTCTTATCTTGATCGGAGGCCAGACGGCCCGTTTGCTGACCAAAAGTAATGGTGAAAGGTATCTGTACGGATGAAGAGAACTGATTTGCACTGACCGTCCATGTAGGGCTCGGGTCGGCAGCAGCCACAGACAGAACCTTAGCCTCTCCGTCCTGAGTAACCAGTGCCGAGTCAGTACCTGAGTTCAGTTTCTGGATGGCGGCGTTCAGCGCCTCAGCCAGTCCTGAGTAACCAGCTTTCTTCGCCTCGTCGATAATGGTCTTGAGGTTTGTATCCTTCGACATGTTAATGCCGAGCTGCCTGCTGGCGTTTTTCAGGAAGCCCTCGGCACTACCACCGGAGGTCTTTGCCATGTCGAGCAGATCGTTATAACCAGCACGCAAGAAAGGAATGCCGGCCAGCGAAGTCTCGTCTTCTGACCCTTCGCAAAACATGATGATGCGCTCAGGGTGGATCTTAATAGACCGCATCGGCCCGGAAATATTTCCGTTATCGCCGACTTGCTGTTCCTGGAAATAGTAAAACTTCGGCATGCCGTAGTCTGGAGACTTTTGGTCCTGCTCAAGCTCACCGGGTTTAACCTGCGCTTCCCATGCGGGGATCATCTTGACCAGGCCGCGCTCGCGAGAATTACGCATCACGTTGCGGTCGACAGGCTCCCACCACTCCTTGCTGTCTGCAAACTGGAGGATAAGTGCTGAGTAATGCCCGACCAGGTTGCGCCGATCTGCATCCTTCACTTTCGCCCAATGCTTCTTCATGAGCTTGGTGACTTTCTTTTCCCACGGCGTCGACTTCTTCGACTTCTTCGTCTCATCGCCGTCGACGATCACTGGGGTATCAGTCCAGCATGCATCGAGCAACTTATGCACCGCGCCGAACGCCGCGCCGTTACGCTCATACATGTTGTAGAAGTGGTCGAAGTCGAGTCGCTCCGGGTAACCAAATTCGCACCACAGATGGTGACGCTTCGTGTTACCGGACTTCCCAAGCCCTGACGCATACAACTGGCGCGCGCGCCCAACCTCGTTAAGGCTGTTCACAATGAGCCCAGCGAGGACTTGCATTTCTGTAGTGTTACTCACTGAGTTTTCCTTATGTGAAGAAGATAGCACCAACCTGTTTATGGTTATTCTTCGCTACCGCAAAGTAGCGGAAGCCATCGGCGCCGTGTGATGTGAAGTCATGAAGTGGCTTATCTTTCCAGCAGCCGCGCTTGTCATCCCACTCCTTGCGATAGCCCTCAAGGTGGGAAATGCCTTCAGCGCATTTCTCTTCATCGAATACACAGGACGGTAGGATTTCACGCACCGACTCAATGCCGGTATCGACGCCAGTTTTAGGCACAACGTTGAATGTCATCGAGTACACCTGGCCGTCAATTTCATAGCCTTCCTGCGCAAGCTCTTTGCGCGATTTTGCGTCGGCACCGAATTCGCGGTTCTCGATGTCGTGCGGACCCCAGTGCTCGCCGTACTCATAGCCACGGTCTTTCAGCACCTTCATGTAGTGCCTCAGGCCTTCGCCGGAGTTTTCGTAGTAGTCGATGATGTGGAACTCTTCTCCAACCTCGCGAACGAACCAGATGGCCGTGGAGTCGCCCACGCCAATATCCCAGAACGTATGAACCGGGAGGTGCGAGTTGTCCGGGATTTGCCCGATCCGCTTGTTGGTGTAAAGCCAGCGGAACTGCTTGGCGTAGTACGCGCCCTCGACCGACTGCTGGAACGCCTCGGCCGGAATGGTCGGGTACTCGCGCTTCATGTCATCGCCGAGCGTTTTCTCTTTGGCGTAATACCAGGCTTTCTGGCGTTCGTTGACGACTACGCCGTGCTTCGCTTCCATCTCAGCGAAGTACTCAAGCAGGCGCACCGGCAGAGATTCAACCGGATCGATTGCGTACTGTGGGTTCTTCCACCAGGAGAAGAAGAAAAACTTCCAGTCCAGTGCGGATAAGGGCTTACCCTGCAACAGTGCTTTCTCTGCCGTCTGGCAGTAATCGAAAAAGTAACCCGCCCGGCCCTCTGCTGTGCTCTCGATAGTAGCGAAGCATCCGGTAGATACCGCCTCAAACGCACCAGTGACGATCTCACGGGCTTTGTCTGGATACTTGGCGCATATCTTCCCGAACTCGGAAACGTGCAGGTAACGCAGCGTACCGCCACGAAACGACGTGCTGACGTATAGTGAACCGCCCTTCTTGAAGACGAGCTCGCCGGAAGAGTCGTTAC